CCGGCATAGATGCAGCAGCCTTTTCAACGTTGCCTACTAGCTTACATTCTTTTTTAGCGTCGACTAGTTCGTCTTCAAAAAATGCTACAGCGTCAGGTATTTTGCCAACGTCTCTAGATACTTCACTATACCAACCCATTCTTAACCCCACTCTTCTTCTTCGTCTTGATCTACATCATCTATTTCTAAGTAGTAGCCGATTGCTTCATCAAGATGTGAATCGTTACCAAGTAATTCTTTCATCTGTTGATCATCTACGCCATAGTCAGCAAGATGATCAACAAACTTTTCAGCAACTAATTCTACTTGTTTTTTATCAACATACTCTTTGAATAAATTCCAAACGTCAATCGCTTGTTCCAAATCCATAATTACTCCTCTGTTACAGCTTCTTCTATTGGTTCGTCTGCTTCAGAGGTATTTACCACAGTTGACTCTTTTACAGCCCAATCAGACATTACCTTGTCTAATAGTTCGCCGGTCCAGTTTTTGCGGTATTCTAGGATCTCTTCTCCATCCATAGTAACATACTTTAGTCTGTTACCTTGTTTCTCGATGACACCTTTTGCTTCAAAAAGTTCTACAATGCCACTGTAAGGATTCATTCCTGTTTCATAAGGAATCTTTACTTGTACACCTTCAAACGGTTTTGCATAACGTGTTTTCATTACTTTACAGCCAGCACGGATACCCATGACTTGACTGATCTTATTACCGTCTGCATCTTCTTTGAGCTTCATCTTCTTCATTGCTACAACAATACTAGAAGCGTATATAAAGCCCTGTCCGCCACTTATTTTATCATCTGGGTCAAACATATCCTGAGATGCATAAGTGTGGTTAGTACAAACTAATCCTACGTTATGTGCGCCAATCATGTTAACAGTATTACGTACAAGTGATGTTAGTGCTTTAGGCTTACGACCCATATCACCTTTCATATCACCCTTGTTAAACTGATCAACATCTGTTGGTGTTAGTAGCATACCTAGTGAGTCAATTACAAACAATACTTTAGGACGATCGTCCTCATCCATTGCTTTGTAGTCTGTCATAAATGTTGAAATAGTTTTTGCAACATCGTCGATCATACTCATACTTAATTTAAGTAATTTGGACTCATCACAATCAACACCTAGTGCTTCTAACCATGCTTGGTCAAGTGCATTTTCTGAGTCAATTAAAACTACATAAATGCCTTGTTCTTGTGCGTGTCTTACAATATTACCTGCCGCAAAATAACTTTTACCTGCGCCAGATTCACCTGCAAACACTGTTACCTTACCTAGTGGAACGCCTCTATTAAAGTCGCCACTAATAAGATAGTTAAGTGCATAAGAGCCTGTGCTTACCCAATCTGTAGGATCGTTAAAGCCACTACTCATGCCTTGTATAGACTTTGTTAAGTCTTTTCTAAATTTACTTACGTCAAATGATTTAGCCATTGTATCTCCTATATTAAAGTTTGCTTCTATTAGCGTTTGGAACGTTGACAGGTAAACCGTGAATCTCTGTTCTCGAGTTTGCTAATAGAAGCATGTTTGCTAGCCGTTGTTTTGTCTATTACGGATCATTGCAAGTATATCACTTGCGTCACCGCCACCTGCTGCAGCCGCTGGTGCTGTTGCTGGTGCTGGCTCTGGAGTTGCTTCTGCTACTGGAGCAGCTGCTGCCGGAGCACTTTGACTAGTTGCTGTTGCTTCTGGAGAAGCGGCCTTTGTAGGATCACCTGTACGTGCAGCCATTCCGCTTGGGCGGAAGTAGTTGCTCCAACGATCAGGATCATATGCTTCACCATCTACTGATGCTTCAAACATTTCTTTAATTACCTTAACAGCCACTTCATCTGGCTTTTTAGGAAGGAAGTCTGAAAAGTTAAACAGACCATGCGTATTGATGGCATTCATTTCAACATCTGTCAATGGACGATCTCTACGTGCCCAATTACTTGTGCTGTAGTCTGCGTATCCACCTTTAGATGTTTTATTAAGACGGAAGTCTACACCAGCAGTATAATCTGTTGGTAATTC